GGGATTAGTCTTGAGGGTGAGGATATTAAAGAGCAAAAACCTCATCAAAATAAACCTGAAGAACCTCAACCCGTTCCAAAATCAATTCCTGGTGCTTGGGTTTGTGATGAAGGTGTTTGTACATATTTTATCAATAAGCCTGGTTATTTCCCAGCTTGCAAATTCTTGGATGTTGGTTTGGCTACTTTGAGAAATTTTAAAGGCGATCACGAGGCTGCATGTTGTAAAGGTAAGCCAGTAACTTAAAAAAGGTTAATTAATTATGTCAGAAAAAATAACAATAAAAATAATCGTATTCAACGACCCAATATATCTTAAAACCCGTAGGCTTGAAACAGTTTGGTCATTTATAGCAAAACAAATAAATAAAATCCCTGAAGAATATAGATCAATTGCAACTTGGAGTATGAGTAATCAATCTGTTGACGGTGATGTTAATCTTGTGATAGCTTATAAACGTCTTGAGACAGATTTTGAGAACACTATAAGGGATGCTGCAGACTTAGAAAAAGCTAATAAAGAACAGGCTAAATTAGTTGAAGAAGCTACATTATTGGCTAATAAATATCCTGGTATTCTTATGATTAATCCGGATTGTGTAGAGGAGTTTTAGGAAATGACAAGTCCATCTTTAATAAAAGTAGAAAGAATTGATCCTGAGATAATAGAAAAAGCCCTCTCTAAATCTAAGTGTGAAAATTTTAAAATAATAGGTGTTGATATGGCAAGTGGTCCCGACACTTCTGTTGTTAAATTTAAAAGTAGATCAAAATATAGGCTTAATAAAAAGATTCAAAAATATATATCCCATGGGCACACTCAAAATCCACCTATGAATTCATACTCAAATGCAATGGGTACTATGTATTCTGTTGTAATGACAAAAGCGAATAGTTAGCTTTTAAATAAGGAGACGAACAATGGGGAAGTATAAAAGTAAAGAAAGATCAGCAACAGAGATATTAACAATAGTTCTTTTATGGCCTATATACCTGGTTGGTTATATAATTTACATATTGAGCAAATAAATTAGGATAAAAATTTGAACATACAGGAACAAGCCGAAATATTAGCAAATAATATATTGAGAGTTGTTCCTAAAGACCAGATAAACACCGCTATTGGCTTAACTGGCTATGAAAAATATCAAAATGATCCGGTAGGATTTGTTGAAGAAGTTTTAGGTGAGTCTCCCACTGAAGACATTAAAGAGATGATGTTGTCGGTTAGGGATAACGTCACGACTGTAGCGCGTTCAGCCAATGGAACGGGTAAGACGTGGGGGGCTGCAAGACTCGCCACATGGTTTTATAAATGCTTTGCTGAATGCCAAGTTTATACTGCAGCCGCACCACCTGCGGATAACTTAAAAACTCTTTTATGGGGCGAAATAGGGAGTATTCTTGAAAATCATACCGATTTATTTAAATCAGATAATAAGATAGGTTTAAAAATATCCAGAAAAAAGCTACAGTTTATCAAAGGTGTCACAATACCAAGCACAGGAACTCATTCAGAGAGAGTTGCTAAATTCTCAGGGAAACACGCTCCAGTGTTGGTGTTTATTCTTGATGAGGGTGATGCCATACCAGATGCAGTTTATGAAGGTATTAAATCTTGTATGTCTGGTGGGACTATTGTAAGGCTTTTGATCATATTTAACCCACGGCATGAGTCTGGCGAAGTGTGGAGAAAGGAAAGGTCTGGACTCGCGAGTGTGATTGAAATGTCAGCATTTAGACATCCAAATGTTATAACAGGTAAAGACTTAATCCCTGGTGCCGTTACGAGAGACGTAACCTGTCAAAGAATCAACGATTGGTGTAAACCCCTTAATGAAGAAGAATTAAGTAAATATAAGCCTGGTGCCAAACACGACATTTTTGAATTACCAAAATTTCTCGAAGGTGTGGTTGCCCCAAAAGAGAAAAAGGGGCAATTCTATCCACCATTAAAACCAGGGCCATATAAAATAAAAGAACATATTTTTTCATATATGGTTCTTGGTAAATACCCGACTGCCGGAGCGAACCAACTTATTTCAAGAGATTGGATTAATGCAGCTCGTACAAGATGGGATGCTTACGTTGCGAGATTCAGGCAGAAGCCACCGAAGGGCGTTGATTGTATTATGGGTCAGGATGTGGCTGAAGAAGGAGTTGATTCAAATGTCTCTTGCTTCAGATGGGGTGGTTATGTTGAGCCATTTGTTCAATGGAGTAAAATTGATTTATATGAAACCGGAGATAAAGCATCTGCAGAATATCACAAAAGAAAGCCGATGAAACATTGTGCCGTTGATGGCACTGGGCTTGGCTCTGGTGTTGCTCCACATATGCGAAATAAGGGGTGTACGTCTGTCGGTATAAAAGTGGCTGAAAGGAATGAAAATAAGTGTGAATTTGGTGAATTTGGTATAGTTCGTGATGAGATTATGTGGGCTGTTCGAGAGTGGTTGCGTACAGATACGGGGGCAATGCTTCCACCAGATGAAGAATTAATTGAAGAACTTATGTGCCCGACTTGGCGAACACAGGGAAAGTATGTTAAGATAATGAGTAAGAATGATAAAGACGGGATGAGGGAACGATTAAAAAGATCACCAGATAAGTTTGACGCTTTAGCATTGACGTTTGCACAAGTAAAAATACACAAGCGGATGGCAAGAGTTGTAATTACCCCCGCTGATTATGTTTGGAGCTAAGAATATGATAGGAATTGATGAACAACAAAAAGCTGATATTGATCTTATAACGGCTGAAAGTGAGCAAATGGCACCCGTTATCACCCAACTTTCAGGCCATATATCTTCTGCATGGGTGATCAATCGTGATGCTAAAAGAGATATTGAAGATGAAATGGTTTCATCTCTGAGAACTATTCGGGGTAAATATGATCCTGGTGTTCTTGCGAAAATCTTAAAGTTTGGTGGTTCAGATCAGTTTATACGGATTACAAGTATAAAATGCAAAGCTATTATTGGATGGTTGCGTGATATTTTTCTTTCTCCTGGTGAACGTCCGTTTGGTATTGACCCAACTCCTGTTCCAGATATTAAACCTGAAGATGAACAGCAAATAATTGATAAGATGGCTGTTAAATACAATGAATTGATGATGCAGTTTTCCGGTGTAAAAACTCCTGAGATGGATGTTGAGCTTGAAGAGTTTGCAGAAATGATGAAAGAAGAGAAGTTTGATGAAATCTAGACAAAAGCCCGGGACGATGCAAACGATAATGAGACACTTGTCCACGACATTTTAACGGAAGCGAATTTTTATAAAGAGTTTTCAAAATGCCTTACTGATGTTATTCAACTCAAGGCTGGCGTTATGGAAGGTCCGGTTGTTGAAATCGAACCGACTCTGGAATGGCAGGAAGACGCAGAAGGAAAATCAAGACCTGTTGTTGTAGATAAGGCAATAAGAAAATATTATAGAATCTCCCCATTTGATGTGTATCCTGCACCCGGCGCACTTACACCAGATGAGGGAGATTTTATAATTAAAAATAGGTTTACCAGAGCTCAACTATTAAAATTTAAAGGCGTGAAAGATTTCAATGCTGCAGCAATCGATTTAGTTTTAGATCGGTTTGGTCATTCAGGTTATATGGATTGGTTAAGTGTTGATTCAGATCTCGCAACGACCGCAAACGATGAGAAACGAAACGAGAATAACATGAACACTATCGATTGCTTGAAGTACTTTGGTTCAGTACAAGGTTCAAAACTAATCGAATGGGGTATGTCTCGTGAAGAAGTTTCTGATCCTTATGCGGAATATGAAATCATTGCTTATAAAATTAGTTCAATTGTTATTTCAGCAAAAATAAATCCTCACCCACTCAAGAAGAGGGGTGTCTATAAAGCTTGTTATTCCAATTCTAATGAATCATTTTGGGGTGATGGTGTACCAGATTTATTAAAAGACCTTCAGAAAATATGCAATGCTTGTGTAAGGGCGTGGGTTACGAATATGGGTGTTGCCTCCGGTCCGATGCAGTGGATTAACACAGACGCTATGCCGAACGGTGAGAATGAGAGTTCTGTTTATCCAATGAAGATTTGGAAATTTACCACTGAAGAGTTGAAGAATGGTGTTCCGATGGGTTGGTTTCAACCTGAAGACAATTCAGCTAATTTACTAAATTCATATAAGTTCTTCTTTGATCAGGCAAGTGAAATATCGGGCATTCCTCAATATATGTCTGGTTCCGCTAATGTTGGTGGTGCCGGTGATACGGCAAGAGGTTTATCGATGTTGATGGAAGCTGCGACTAAGGCTATGAAAGATGTAATAGGTTCGATTGATCAAGATGTTATCATTCCTATTGTTAAAGAAACCTGGTTGTCAATTATGCTTTACGAACCAGAAAAAGCAAGTGGTGATATCAAAATTACTGCAAGGGCATCAAGTTATTTAATTCAGAAAGAAACTACTCAACAGAAAAGAATTGCTTTTCTTGATAGAACGAATAATGATACTGATATGGCTATCATAGGGATGGAAGGACGGGCAGAGGTATTAAGGGGAACAGCTAATGATCTCGGTTTTCCTACTGATAGGGTTGTGCCAAGAAAAGCAAATTTACAGAAACGAGCAGAAGAACAGAAGTTAATAGGTATGGCTGAAACAATAGCGGAGAGCTTAGATCTTCCTGTTGAAATTATTATTGATGCAAGTCAGGGGAAATCTCCTGTTAAGGTTTCGAAAAGTGAGCAGGGGTAGATTTTTAACAATGGGTTTTAATTGATTTTAATTTTTAATTGTTAGACGGAGGTAAGACGAATGAGTGAATTTAGGGAATTGAAAGGTAATGATTCAGTCAATGAAACTTTCCAGATAATTTGTGCAAATATGGATTTAATGAAGAGATCCCACGAGGAATGGTTAACAAAATCAAAGTCTCTTCTTGATGAGCAAGCTCGTAGGTTTAATGATATGTTTGAGCCTGGACCTATTCAATTTGTTGAAACACCGCAACCAGCTTTTTATTCTGCCGCACATGCTAATCATATTCAAGATAATCTTGAGCTCAGAGAGCAAGCTCAAATATTTGAAAAGGAGAATGTTAAAAATGTTGCGAAGATGATTGAGCTTAAACACATTATAAAAAAGCTTGATAAAATAACTATAGACCTTCAGGAAGAAAACAGAGAACTCAAAGG